AAATAAATTATAAACAAAAAACAAAACAAATGAAGAGTAAAAATTTAAATCAACCGATTGTCAAAGTGATTGACCAATGGGAGTACACTGATAAAAAGACAAACAAAAAACATATCACAAGCCGACTAATGTTAGTTGCTGAATTGATATTTGCAAATGAACCCGAAAAGTTTATGACTTGCGAACAAATATCAAAGGAATTACAAAATTATATAATTGAAAGATTGGTACAATCGGGATACTATCGTAGTGATAATATCAGTAGGTATACAAAAGCATTAACATCGGGTCCCGATGCGATTGGTTGGAATTATAATGATGAAAGAAAAACACTAGGACAACAAGCGATGTTGGTAAGAGACTATTTTGCAAACAAATATGTGAATAGATTAAAATAAGATTTGGTAATGTCAAAAATTTGTCGTATATTGTATATAACAAAGAGACATTAACGAAATAAAGATACAAATGAAGATTAGGTAAAAGGAACCCGCCTAATTGGACTTTGAACAATTAATAATTAAAGGGAACCAAAAAACAATATGGCTAAGAAAATTAGTACAAAAGTGAATTATCAAGTAACTGAATTAGTAAACAACTTAAACGAAGCGAGTACGACTTTGAGTGAACAAAAGAGAGATTTCTTTACTACAAAAGCATTATATAATGCGAAAAGATTATCATCTATTTTGTCAACTGCGAAAGTAGGTGCGATGTCTTTATTGTTAGTTATTGGTTTAGCGAGTTGTGGTTCAGCTTCAACTGAAGTGAAAACTGATTCAACTGCAGTGGTAGTTGATTCAACTGCGACACAAACAGTAGACACTACATCAGTAGTAAAATAATTTAGTTCGAGGTTGTAAAGATTCCATATTCTTATGGTTGTAAAGATTCCTCGTCCTAATGAAGCGGTGAAGGTGTAATGGTATCCACACGGACGTAAAAGCCCGCGGGTAGCACGATAGTCCTCCAGACTAAAGGAGTTAGTTCAATTCTAGCTCACCGCTCTATATCAAAGTTATCTCGGTTACTTTACAAATGGTTATTCTCCGATTTACTTTACAAAGAAAAACTTTGATAGTTACAAAGTGGTACACCGAGAGTACCACTTTTTTTATAACATAAAACAATAGAATGATTTATCTAAACACAAAGATTGAAAGTTTAGGAAGGAAAGAAGTTGTCTCAATTGCAAATATATGTTTACGATGGTGTCGCAGACATATGGGAGTAAATAATAGAAAAAAATATCAACCAATTTGGTATGTAGTGAAAGGATGGGATGATGACTGCGGACAATACGATGCGACCGATAACGAAATTTACATTTATTACAATAACAATTTAGACATCAGGGAATTGATTGGAACGTGTATTCACGAATGGACACATCAATTACAACCGATACTTACAAAATACGATAGATACCCCGGAACATATAGTAGAAACCCATATGAAAGGGAAGCACGAAGGAATGAGGACAAATATACAAAAGTATGTTGGTCACATATTAAAAAACGATTAAAACAAAAAGACAAATGGAATACCCAATAATGAAATTGAAACAAGATGAAGTAGTTTTGATGAAAAAGATTAAAGGTTTGCAAGATGGAAAACCTAAATGGAAAGCGAGTGAGGAATTAGGACAAATCCGGTCCGCAATTGCTTTACTCGAAAGATACAATGAGATGAGTGCAGAAGATATGGAGAACGAAGATGAATACTTAAAACAAATCTTTGAACTACATCCTGCGAAAGCGAAAGCTTAATCGGACAATCTTAATAAAAATAAATTCAGTTAAATAAACAATAGTAATATAATGAATAGTAATAGTATAGACATAGAGAAGTATAATACAATAGAGAAATTAAGAAACCAAACTATGAGTGATAATAAATTTATAGAATGGTGTAAAGAATTAAACATAGGTAGCAGAGTAGAAGTAGTAAGTGAACAAAGACTTAAAGCAAATGAGTTAATGTCGCAGTATACAAAGTACACTCGCTACATAAGTAAAAGGAATTAGAGTTGGAGTTCTAATGTTTTCATTTTTTTTATTTTAGCAAGAGTGAGGGAGTGGTTATCCTCACGACCCCGCAATGAGTAACATCGTTGCGGGATTCTTGTGCTTATTATTTTTTTTCGGAGCTAGAATGGAAACAGTTTCATGTCGCTGAGGAAAAGCGAGTTTTGTAAAACCGGGTCGGATAGGTGAAAACACCGGGGTCCAATTTTTTCCCTATACGAGTTATTTTGACATGATGTATGATACACACAAAGTGAAAATAAGTGTTTTTCTTTTACCTAAGTGATACTTATTTATACGATATCGGAATTAGTTGACTTATTTTTTAACCAAACTAAATTAAATATGGAAGTATTAGATTTCGTTTTACACTATCCTTTTTGGGTAGGTGTATTAGTAGGGTGGAAAGTTTTACCTTACGCAATTACTTTTTTCAAAAGGTTTATTAAATTATAAACTGAGACCCTCTACTTAAAATGTAGGGGGTTTTTTAATTCAAAGATATTTATGTGTACTACAAACATACAGAAATGATTAAGTTAAAGAGTCTATTAAGAGAAGTGAAAGAAACATTCGAAACCTTTGCAACAACACGTGGTAAGGGTGCATCTAAAATTGCATCTAATGCATCGGAGAAGGGTGGATTGTCTTTATTAACCTATGAACACTTTAAAGTTAAAGCACCTTACTATAAAAAGGCGGAAGAAGGTAAGTTCGATAAAGAATCAGCTATTAAAGAATTTAACGAAACATATAAGAAGATATCAATGAATATGGAACAAATGGACTTTCAAAGAGAAGTAGGCCGTTTAGAGGTATTGGGTGAATTATTAATTAGAGATAAAGGTAATAAAAATGATTAAGTTAAAAGAGGTATTGGTTAAAGTGTTAGAAGGTAGATGTGAAAGACTTGATGGAGAAAACGATGAGGACTTTATAACTCGTTGTGGTAATCAGGGATGGGGAAGTGATAGAGCTTTAGGAATTAATCTTACACCACATATGTCTACAGTAATGCAAAAGAAAGTAGTAATACCCATTAAAAGAGATAACAAACCTTATTAAACTTAATCTATGTTAAAAGAAGAAGTATTTGACAGAGCAGCACAAGATTTTGGTACATCAATTGGAGTTGCAAAGATATTTAAAATGCAACCTCTAACCGAATATAAAGAAGAAATTAAAGATGATTTAGCATTCGACAGATATAAAAAAGAATTAGAAATCAATAATATAATAATAGATGTAGTTGACTTAGGTTTATATAAAGAACTACAAATGACTATTTGGGATATTAAAACAAAAAGAAAGAGTAAGATACAAGACGACTTAAGATTATATAGAAAGGCATATAAAGAAATAACAAAAGATTTAGATTACATCGATGAGTATTAAACCTATAACACAAAACCCCGAAAGATATACAACCGATGGCAAGAATTGGAAAATTTCAGCTTCTACTGCTATCAAACCTATATATCTACCCATCGGTATACCATTTAATAATCTTAAACCAGTTATTAAAGGAAATGGTATTATAGTAAAGATAGGAGGAGACTATCTATGTTCCTTAAAAACCCTTAATGATATAAAAGATTCAAAGAACCCACACTATGATATCGTAGAGAATGGCAAGTTAAAGGTAAAGGATAAAGAAGTAGGTATGGGTAAAACAATTAAGATTATTGAATTGGACGTAACCCAACTACAAAAGAGTATAACGAGTAGAGATTTACAGAATAGACAGGCAGGTGTTGTAGATGTATCTTATATTGATGATGTAGATAATGGATTAGTAGAAGGTATACCAAAGAAGTTGATAGACCAAATCAATTATACATTAGATAAGGTGAGTGAAAGGCCATCCGATAAATTTGAGGTGGTAGACTACGAAAAGATGGTAGATAAAGAATTAAACCCTCACTATACGTTTGTACCTATTGCAGTAGTAACCGACCAAGAAAAAACTATTTTCGACCCACTCAAACTACAAACCTTCCTTATAGAGTTAGATAAACAATTAGATTTACTCAGAAAAGATTTTAATCGTATTAAGAGTACTTTCTTTGATGGTATAATACCTACTCCTAATATCTATGGTATAATTCAAAAAGACCTTATTGCAGAGTCCGATAGTGACGAAGACAATCATAGTGTTAAGAAAACTGAAAGTAGTAGATTGATATCCGTTGAAACTAATCCTATTAATACTATCAAGACTGATTTAGATGATGCTAAAAAAGAATTAGATAAAGGTTTGTCCGATATAGAGAGAAAGGCAAAAGAAGATAGAGCAAATGTAGAAAAACAAATACAACAAGGCCAAACTACGGATGCACAAAATCAAGGGTATCTTGCTCGTAAGGTAGTAGAACTACAAGAACAAATTAAAAACATAAAAATTAAATAATAAGTTATATGAAGTTAAAGTTACTAAGTGAAAACACAATCAAATGGATGGAAAATATCGGAGTAGTAATGAGAATCATTGCATTTGGTACTCTTTCTATCATGGGCCCGCAAACTCCTTTCCTTTATATGTGGATATGGAATACTATTGATGCTGTCATTTTAACTTATGCTGCATGGGAAAGAGACAATCGTGCATACATTATCCTAAATGCATTTTGGTGTTTGGTTGGTTTAGTAGGTATTTACACATCAATTTACGGAAATGGTCTCTCTCATTAAATGGATATCAAACATAGTTACGGTTATAATCCTCTCTCCGTTGATTTTAATCGCTGCCTGTGGGTTTATATTATATTGGGTGTGTAAGTTTCCATTTTGGTATGTGGAGAGAAGGAAGTGGTATAGAAACGATAAATAGAGGTATACTATCAATAGAGGTAAGATATTCTTATTCCAAAAATTTTCTTAAAAAACGACTTTACCCCCACACCCCCCCACCGACTTATTTTTGGTAATATCAATAATTATGTGTACATTAATAGATAAAATTTATATTCATGCAAATTGACGAAATCATTAGTCCTGATATTGAAAGTCAAATTCAAAAAGTTGAGAATAGAGTAGATGACCAAATGAAAAGTGGTGTTGAGGTATTCGATATTAAAGTCGATTTACTACAATATATGCGTCAAACTGTTTTTGCAGAAAAGGGTAAAACGTTGGAGATGGAACACAAATTCCATTTTCAAGACATTGAAGAACAAGATTGTTTATTAATGCAAGTTCCCAATATCAATGAAAGTGGATATTATTCTGGTATAGTTGGTTTAAAGTCTTGGATAGACAAATATGAACCCGAATTAAGAGTTGCAATCATAGACCCAGTAATTGATTATTTCTTTTTAAACCCACCGGATAAACAGGGTGAGTTTTTTAATCTATTCAATACATACTCAAAGCAAAGTCAGTTCCATCTATTATATAATTTTCAGGAAACATATGATATTGCATACGGATTCGTAGGCAGATATTTAGAAAAAGCAAAACCCAAGTTTTTAGGATTTAGTATTATCGATGGTAATATAGATGCAACACTTGCAATTGCAAAATTAGTTAAAGAAAAATATCCTGAAGTTAAAATCTTATTAGGTGGTAATGGTGTTGAAGTATTAGACTTTGGTAGATTGCCTAATGCAAATTATAAAACAAACGAATATAATTTCATTGATGCAATCAGTAGAGGTGATGGTGAGATGACATTTGTAGAAATACTTAAGTCCGATTGGAGTGAGGAGTCCTTAATGTCTATACCTGGATTAATTTGGAATTGTAATGGTATTTTCATTCATAATAAAATGAGAGCAAATATTCCAATGGATGCATTACCTATTCCGGACTATTCATCTTTAGAAGATAATTTTTATTATAAGTCAGTTTATCAAGACACTAAACCTATTACAATGAGTAGAGGTTGCCCGTATCGTTGTTCGTTTTGTTCGGTGCCTGATTATATACCCGAATACAGATATAGAACTGTTGAAAATGTATTAGAGGAATTAGAAGGATGGGTTGCAAAAGGAAAGAAATATTTCTTTTGTCATGATTCAATTATTAATGGTAATCCGAAGTGGTTAAAGGAATTATGTGAAAAAATTATAGAAAGAGGTTTGGATATTAATATTGGTGGTAATGTTAGACTACAATCTCAAATGAGAGATATAGAAACTATAAGATTATATCGTAGAGCAGGACTAACAAAGTTTATTACAGGATTTGAATCTTATTCCGAACCTGTTCTTAAACATATGAAAAAATACACCGATGTTCAAGGTGTGAGAGAAATCTTTGAAAATGTAAGAAAAGTGAATGAAGAAAATAAGGGAACTGAATTAGAATTTCCTTTATTGTTTGGTATGCAAATCATTGTAGGATATCTAAATGAGTCGGATGAAGATTTTCAAAAAACTTTAGACTTTGTAGAAGAATTTAGAGATTGTATGGCAGAAGTAGTAACATGTTCTGTATTTTTATTACATCAAACCTTGTTAGTAAAATGGAGAGATGATGAAAAACAATATTTAGAATATCACAACGGAGTTAACTTTACAACAAAGTGGAATACTCCAATGGATAGATTAAGAAGAATTGAACAAGCTGAGGAGACATTTAAAAGAATAGGTATACCATATTCTATTTATAATAGAGGTTTGTATTTGGAATTAAAAGAAGAACAAGAAAAAGAAAAACAATCGAATATTATACCAACGGAGGAGATTATAAAGATTGAAGAACCTATTATATTATTCGAAGACTTAAACGATATTCCAAAACCTCAATATGGAAAAAATTTAATATAATAGGAAATTAGATTAATAATATAAGGAAAAAAATAAATTAAACGTATCTTTAGTATACATAAATTAAAAACAAATAATAATTATATTTATATGGGAATAAAAACAAACAAAACAATATGAGAACAGTATTATTAGGAACCGATTTAGTATATAATTCATTAGGTAATTTAAAACCAATTGAAATAAACACCAATGCAGGTATGAATCGAATGACTCAAACCGAAATTGATAACGCATTAAACTTAAACGAATTATCCAACTTTATAACTTCTAATAATTTTACGAAAGTAACATATATTGGTGGAATAATACAATTTGAGAAAAAATTACAAGAATTATGTGTGACACTAAACATAGAATATGTATTTAGTGAGGTTGCAAATAATATTACCATCCCATATGTAGAGGATTCGGAAACTCATTTAATCATAAGAAGTGCATATGATGTAACCGCAATTGTAGATGAAACTTATTGTAAAGATAAGGTAAACTTTTTAAAGTTAATACAATCTACCGAATTTGGTTGTCAATTTGCTTATATGGATGAGTCAAACCAATTAGTGTCAAACATTACAACATTTAACGACAATGGAGTTCACCCAAATTTTGTTTTAAAAGCAAAATATCCAGTATATGATAGAAACGAATATCCTAAATTTTTTAAAGTTGCAACTCAAGAACAATTAGATGTAGTATTACAAAATGTAACTAATGAATATTTTTTAATGGAGTATTATTTTAACGCTGAAAAAATTGAAAATAATACTGTAACGGCAGTTCGTTCATATAATCTATTATATCCACCTACATTAGAATCAATTGCAATTGGAGCATATACTAAACATGGTAATGTTCAATTATTTGAAGATGTTACTTACGATACTGAAACGTTTGAAGTAAATCCTAATTTCAGAAAATCATATATAACGAATACTCAAACTATTAATAAACCAAAATTAATGAATGATGATTTGGTTATGATGGCAGATGGTACATATAAGACAGGATTAGAATTACAAGTTGGAGACGTGGTAAAAACAATAAAGTTATACGAAAATCAACCAAACTTAACAGAATCAGATGAACTTAGAGGATATAGTGTTAATTTTACTGAATTTTTATCAAACTCAACATTTTCAACAAATGTAGTTTTAGGTAAACAAAAATCAAATGTTTTGTCACCAATGACAACTATTACATTTGATGATAATACAACGTGGGAAGATACATCAATATCACAATATCTAATAAAAAGAGGAGATATTGTTAAATGGACTGCTTTAAATTTGCAAGATACTACATTAGATATGTTACAAATTGGTGATAAAATTCTTTTAGTTCAGACAGATGATTTAGAAACAGTAAGTGTGGTAGAAAAAACCGTTACAAATATAACGAATAGTGTTAATGGGTTTGACGGATGGACAATAACTGTTCAAGATGAACATTTATTCCTAACCAAAACAAATGATGGTATGTTTGTAGCAATTGAACATAACTATACTTGTCAACCTTGTAATCAACAGGGATATGGAGCAGGTGGATGCGACAAAATGTATGAAGTTTGTACCTACAATGGTGGGGGCCCTTGTTATTCACCAAGTTTGGTTTGTTTACCATTATAATATAATTAAAAATACTTAAAATATGACAACACAAGAAATTACCACAATCAATACAATAATGACACAAATAGGTTCATTAATTGTAACTTCAAATTCTTAAATTTTATTAAATAGGTTATGAAAATTGCAGAGATAATTAATGCATGGATTATTTCATTTAATCCAAATGAAGAACAAAAAACACTTGCATTAAATAGAGCTAACATATGTGATACATGTGAATATAAAAAATATGTAATTAAAAAACCTATTTGTTCGGCCTGTGGTTGCCCACTTTCAAAAAAAATATTTTCAGAAAAACAAAATGCATGTCCTAAAGGAAAATGGGACGATGTTGATTTTAAATACTTTTCAGAAAATAAACAAAAAAATATAATCTAAATTAAATTTAAATGTTTCTTATTAACAATGAATTAATTTGGATATCAATTCCAAGATGTGCATCAGTTTCAATTGAAAACTCACTTTATAATTCATCTTTAAATATAAAAAAAATTATAAATGGAACACATTTAATAGACGAATCTAAAAATAAAATTATCCCTCATTTTCATAGTAGAAAAAAAGATTGTATAGATTATTTTGGTCATAAAGATACTATTTGTATAACAAGAAATTGGTTAGATAGATTATTAAGTGCATTTGAATTTTTTTTCTATTCTTCTAGAATACAACATAATAATGAATTAATTTGTAATTGGGAAGATGTTGATAATGAATTTATATACAAACATTTTAATAATGATTTTGCAAATGCTATATATTCTGAAAACCAATCTAAAGTACAAAACTATTATAACAGTTTATTTATAAAAATAAATAAAAATCTACCTGAGACTTTATATATTTTTAATTCCCAAAAATATTGGAAAGAAAATGAAAAATGTACATACGAATTTGATATAACCGAAATTGATAAATTTATTAATTTTATAAACAATAGATTTGGAGTAAAATTAGAAATTATCAAAATGAATGATACTAAAAAAATAAAAAATAAAATAGAAATTAATGATGAACTAAAAACTTTTTTGTGGGATACATTTGAATCAAGATTTGTAAAAAAAGGTAATTTAGTATAAAATTAAGTGTTATGGGGTATATTGAAGAATTAAAAAAAAAACCAATACAAATAGAAAATTTTTTATCTGATGGTGTTGCAAATAATGTATATGATATAATCGATTCTCAAACTGATTGGATTACAAATTCAAAACATAAAAAATCTTATGAATATGAAAAATCAAAATTTAAAGAAGGTGAATTTTCATATTGGTATAGTAGTATTGAAAACAAAGAATTTATACAAAACTTATTTTTTCTATTAAATTTAGAATTAGAAATTAGTAAATTATTAGAAGACAAGTTTTTTACAGCACAGAGTGTATTTGTCTCAAAATATACATATGGCCATTTTTTATCTCCACATAATGACGATGCATTAGGTAGAAAATATGCTTTTGTTTACAATTTAACAAAAGATGTAGATGGGGGAAAGGGTGGGTGTTTAAACTTCATAGATGATAAAAATAATATTACATACAAATTATTACCCAAATTTAATAGTTTAAATCTCTTTGATGTTGAAAATATAAAAGATTTACATTGTGTAGATGAAATTATTGATAAAAATTATAAAAGATATTCTATAAGTGGGTGGATTTATGAAACAAATCTTAAAACAAAAAATATAATTAGTTTACTATGATTGATAAAATATATAGAGAAAAAATAAAATATCCATATGAAAAAGAAATTTTGATAAAAAAAATACATCAAAACGTATCATTATTTTATCATGAACCATCACATATATCTCCAGGCATTCAAACCAACATAGTATTATCATGTAAAGAAATTGATTTTATTTTAAATTATGGTGTTAAGAAATGTATAGAATTATTTAAAAAAGATAAAAAAGTTGAAGAAGTTGATTATTGTTTATACCCTTGGATTTTTATTTCAAGAAATGAGAATACACAATCTCATTATCATAACCACACAATATTTGCCCCAAATATAAAAAAATCAATAGAAAGCAATTGCACATTCACTTATTATGTACAAATGCCAAATAATTTAACTGGGAACGACGGTAAATTATTTTTTATGGATAAAGAAGATAATGTACAAAGGATGTTTTTACCAGAAGAAAATGAACTTGTTATTTTCCCTGCAGATGTACATCATAGACCTGAAACCTCAATTAATTCTACTATCGACAGAATTGTAATTGCAGGAAATGTATTATTTGATTTTCCAATTTTAAAGGAAAAAAAAACAATACTTTAATATAAAAATATCATCAATTATGAGAACTCTTTGGACGTTTGGAGATAGTTTTACTTTTGGCCATGGTTGTAGACCTGATGGCCCATTAAATGAATATTATTATAATTATAGAAGCGAATCGGATGATGTGTGGCCTAACTTATTGGGTAAAATGTTAAATATAGAAGTTAAAAATTTAGGTAAATGTGGTGTAAGTAATGATTTTATAATAGATTCTATAATTGATAATTTTTATATGATAAAACCGGATGATTTAGTAATAATTCAAAAATCATTTTATCAAAGATTCGATATACCCAAATTAAATAGTAATACATTTGATACATATTGTGCCGAAGATTTGAATTTGATTAATACCAATTTAAAAAAAAATGAATCGGTTGAAAATAAATTAGAAATTGAGACAATTTTTAATTATGGAATTTTATTTTCGGATAATCTATTATTCAAACAAAGACAAAATAAAAGATTTAAATTTATTGAACAACAATTTAAAAATAAAATAAATAAAATTTTAGTTTGGGATGTTGATGGTGATTTAAGAAAATCAATGGAAACAATACACCAACATACACGTGGTGAAATAAAAGATTTACACTTTAGTTTTAAAAGTCATAAAATATTTAGTGAATTTTTATATAAAAAATTATTTATAAAACCCGAATTAATTTAATATGATAATAACAATTTTAGCAGAACCGAGAAGTGGTTCAACAAATCTTACGAATTGGTTTCGTTTTAACAAAAACTTTACTACACTATTAGAACCAACAAACCCCGAGGCCAATTGGTTTCAAAATAATATTGACCCAAAAGATTATAAATATAAAACTAAACATCTTTGTATTAAAGAAATATATTATTCTGGTATAAACTGGAATTCATTATTAAGTATATCTGATAAAATTATCGTACTATATAGAGAAAATACACAAGAACAATTGGAATCATTTTTAAATGCGGTAAATACGGATAACTGGCATCTACCATATGTTTATAAAACATCAGAAAATTCAATTACCAAAGAAAAAACAGAATATTTTAAGATATTAAAATCTGAATTTAAAGAAAAATATGTTAATAAAGATTTTTTTACAATTTCTTACGAAGAATTATATTATAATAATGGATTTAAAAAAATTGTTAATTATCTTAATATAGAAGAAGTTAAAAATATAGGATTTCCAATTGGTAACAAATATAGAATTAATAAAACAAAAACACTTATTTAGTACACAATGAATATATTTAAAAATAAAATTAATTATGATGACATTGATATAATGTTAAAAAATTATAATTTTGGAAATGAAAATAAAAAAATAAAATCATATCACGATTTTAAAAATGTAATTCATTTAAAAGAAATATTTTATTGTGATTTAACTAATAAGATATTAGTTGATACATTATTAAAATATGTAACATTAGAAGAAGATGAAATAATATATTCATTACACTATATTAAATATGAATCCGGTTATTATGCCAAAAAACATCTAGATATTAAAGCAAATAAAACGTATTTGATTATGTTAAATGATAGTTTCGAAGGAGGGGAGTTATATGTTAATGACAATTTAATTCCCTTTAAAAAAGGAGATGTGGTAGTATTCGATGGACAGAAAGAATATCATGAAGTTAAAGAGATAAAAGCAGGCCGTAGAGAGATGATGGTGGTATGGGTTAGTAAAAAAGTAAAAAATATTATATAATTAAATTAATATGATTTATCAAGAAAAAATATTTACAAAAGAAGAATGTGATAAAATATTATCATATACAAAAATATATACCGATTTACCATTTAGAAAATTAGAATATAGATTAGATTTAGCCAATAGAAGAATTAACGAATTTGCAAAAATGGAAAATGGTAAAAAATTGGGTAAATTTTTTAATGTTTGGGATATAGTAAATGATAGTGAATCGGAGTGGATGTTTGAAAAACTTTTTAATTGGTTTTCAAACGTTTCAAAAGTTGAACGTAATCCCGATAATACACCAATTGTATGTTCTCTACATAAATATTCAAAAGGTGATTCTTTTATGAAACATATGGATTTTAATAGTAATTTTCCAAATAGAAGATGGAATTTAGGAATACAATTAAATGACAATTATAGTGGTGGTGAATATATTTGTTACGATGAAAACAATAAAGAAATTTTGTTAAGTAAAGAAGTGGGCAATGCGATTGCATATGATGCTACAACCTTACATGAAATAAAAGAAATAGTTGATGGTGAAAGATGGTCAATTGTTTTAACTATATTGAAAAAAGATATATTAGAAAAAATGCATCTAATATAAATTATTTAATTAATTATGCAAAACATAACAAAATATAAAAACTTTTTGAGTGAAGAAATCTATATCAGATTAAAATATATTATTTCCTAAAATAAAATAGAAGATGTTTAAATATACAACAATAAAAGAATTTCTCACAAAAGAACATTGTAATATCTTATTAGAAACAATGAAATCAAATGCAGAATTATGTCCTGGTAGAATGGGTATTGACTCACAAATTGATAAAACAAAAAGAGATTCTAATATATTATTTTTTGAGTTAAAAAGTTTTCCACAAATAAAAGAAAAATTACAATCGGTTTTATCTGAAAAAATAAAAATGAAAGGATACGAATTGGATTTTGAAAATGAAAAAATACAATTTACCGAATATCAAAAAGACGGCCACTATGTTTGGCATGAAGATAGTACACCAGATGTATTTTCCGAAAGATATTGTTCATTAGTTATTCAATTAAATAATGAATATGATGGGGGAGAATTACAACTTAAAGAATCTGATTTTGAAGGAAACGAAACTATCATTACATTTGAAAGAGGTATTGGTAATTTATTTGTATTTTTATCATCAACAACACATAGAGTTGCACCAATTATCGATGGTAATAGATATTCATTGGTTGGTTGGTTTAAATTACGACCTATTGAAAATTTTAAAAAAACACTATTATAACAAAAAGAAAACAAAAAAATATTATTTAAATGTCACAAAAACTTTATATATTTGGAGATAGTTTTTCTGCTGGATTTTCATTTGAATCTAATTGGACAAATCCTTATGTAAATTGGAAAGGTTATACACCAAAGGGGTTTGGTGAAATCATTTCACAAAAATTAAATTTAGAATTAATTAATCTAGCTGAGAATGCATCGGACAATTATTCTATATTACAAAAATTTTGTGATAACGTAAAAAATATTAAAAAAAACGATTTAGTAATAATTGGATGGTCATCTCCGTTGAGATTTAGGTTAGTTTCTAATGATTGGATAACAATTTTACCAAATAATGATAAATTTTCAACTAAAGAAATTGACAAAACAAAAATATCCGAATCTACTCTTATTGAGATTCTTTTAAACAGAGATGATATAAGATATTGCAATGAAGTAAATAGTTGGATTAAATTATTAAACAATTTAAATAAAAACATTATTCATTGGACACCATTCGACCAACGATTAGATTGTATGTTTTTATCTAAATTTGAAACCATAGTTACAGAAACAAACGGAGAATTAAATGATTGGCATTTTAGTGAAAATGGACATCTACAACTATCCGATTTATTTATAAGTAAATTTAAAAAGAAAAATAAAATGTTATAATGATTTTAATACAAAAAATATTATTTAATCAACAAGAGTGTCAATCTATTATTGATATAACAAAATCAAAAAAACAAAATTGGAACTATAAAGATAGAATATATGAATCAACGAGCATAGAATATAATAAAAATACTATTTGGTTATTTGATAAATTGACGAATTTTGTGGAAAAAGAAACAAACATTAAAATCGGAACAATAAAAAAAACAATACATTTTCATAAATTTGTAAAAGGTGATTGGTTTGGAAAACATAATGATATTAGAAATAATAGATTATATGCAGTGGGAGTTTTATTAAATGATGACTTTGAAGGAGGTGATTTTAAATTATACAACCCAAATGAAATTACATTGGATAAAGTTATTGGAAATACATATTTATTTGATGTAAAAATAGACCACGAAATAACATCAATTTTAGAAGGTGAACGATATTCTTTATTATGGTTTTTACAAAATGAACATATAAAAATAGAAACAAATAAATTAATATAAGAAATATGGAATTTTATCAATTCGGCCCATTATTAGGAAAAACTATTATAAACGAAGAACTACGTTTGGAATTGTTAGAAACAGGAATAATTCAAACAACAAACGCAAGAAAAAGTCTTGTTGGTCATATTGAAAATGAAAAACATTATTCAATAGAATTAAGAAAAAAATTTGAACCAAAAATTATGGAGTATATTGATGATTATATTCAAAGTGTTTCTAATGAGAAAAATTTAATAAAATCAAAATATAAATCTATTTTGAATACATTGTGGATTAATAGACAAATTGAATCCGAACATAACCCACCTCACCGACATAGTGGGGGTCAAATATCATTTATAATATATTTAGATTTTCCCAAAGAAATACAAATGGAAAAACCATTATATGAAGAATTAGTTCCAGGTTCAGTACAATTTTTTTATGGTTTAGCTGATGATATTGATACAGATTATAATATCAATACTTTTATTAAAAAAATATTGTCACCAAAAGATACTATAACACACATACCGATAACAGGTGAAATGTTTATATTTCCATCGTATTTAATGCACTACGTTTCACCATTTTACACTAAAGGAATTGAAAGAATATCAGTTTCAGGTAATATTTCAATAGTTGATATAAAAACAAATAGCTTAATATGAATCCATTAGAATACTGGAATCCCGAAGGGTTTGAAATTTCATCTTACAAATATTCATTAAGAGAAAGAGTAAATCAAACATACACTACATCGGGTGGAGACGATACGGGCAAATGTGTATATACATATAATGAATTGGGATTCAGAGGTGATAGTATAAAAAAAGAGGGGTTTAAAGTAATGTCATTAGGTTGTTCAATTACTGAGGGGGTTGGTGTAAATGACAACGAAACATGGCCTGCACAATTTTGCACTCGTATTGAAAATGGAGTGAATTTAAATTTTGGAACAGGAGGAAGAAGTAACGATTTTATATGTAGATGTTTAATGAGTTATTATGATTTAATTAAACCTGATTTAGTTTTAATAATGTATACGTTTCCACATAGAAGAGAAATTTATACTAATAATAGTGGTATTGAACCATATATACCAACTAAAATTTGGGGTAAGTTATTAGAAACGGAAGAAGGAAAATCCATTCAAAATAGTTTAGATATTTTACAAAACGACAATTCAGATTTTATAAATTGGTATAAAAACCATATGTTAATAAAATTATTTTTGGAATCAAAAAAATGTAATTGGATATGGGATGGTAAACGTGCATCACGTGATTATCAAGAATTTAATAGATTCACCGCTTTAGATAATTTAAATAAAATGGATTTAGGTTCTGATGATTTACATCCTGGGCCTGAACATCACCATTATTATGCTAACATATTATTTGATTATATTTCTATGAAATTTCCAACATATTTACCAGGAAAAACAGAAAGTAAATTAATATAAATTTGGTAATGTCAAAAATTTGTCGTATATTAGAGTATTATAAACAATTAAACTCTAAATTATGAAACAAAAGACAGAACAAGAATTAAAAGCAAATTATGACCGATTTATAGGTATAATTAAGAAGTATTTTAAAGGGGATAGATTGGAGAAATTACTCCATATGTATTCCGAAGAAGAATTGGGTATTAACCTTACACTATCTGCCGCATCTGGCTCAAAACACTATCATAACGCATATATAGGTGGGTATATAGACCACATCTTTAATGTATGTAAGAACACTCTTAAAATGAGAGACCTGTTCGTAATGCAAGGTGGTATGATAGATTTCACCGAAGAAGAATTGATATTTACATGCTTACATCATGATTTAGGAAAATTAGGTACTAAAGGTGAGTTGCATTATTTACCAAACGATTCGGAATGGCATGTAAAAAATTATGGTACTTTATTTAAAAGAAATGATGATATAACATATATGTCTTTAACGGATAGAACATTTTTTACTCTTAATCACTATGGTATTCAATATAATGAAATAGAATATTTTGGAATCAAATTAACAGATGGTATGTTCGATGAAGATAATCAAAAATATCTTACAGGACATGATTCTAAAAAAGCACCTAAGTATAAATTACCATATATCATGCATTGGGCGGATTGGATGTCTACTGTAATAGAAAGACAAAATAACGTAATTTAATGACAAAATGTCAAAAATAGTTTATTGGTATAGTATTTGGACTATATAGAATATTATTAACAAAAAACATTTATTATGTACACAATTGATTACAGTAAATTATTCGAAGAGTTCTTTAATGAACCAAAAACAACAACCTATGTTCCAAACAAATTCGCAGTAGACATTAAAGATGAATCTGCAACAATTGCATTATCAGTATTAGGGCATGACCCAAAAGATATTGAAATCAATTGTTTTGAGGACAAAATTGAAATCAAAGCTAAAAAGATAGGAGAGGACAAAGAAAACCCTTTCAATCAATTGGTTTCAGACATTGAAGAACGAATCCAAGTAGGTAAAAACTTTGATGGTAAAAAAGCAAAAGCTGAGATTAAAAATGGTATTCTCTTAATTACTATTGAAAGAAAGGAAGAGTCCAAACCAAAAAAATTAACCTTAAAATTAGGTTAATTCAGTTATTTTTCGTATATTAGAAAGGTAGGAGATTAAACACTTCTACCTTTTTTATTACAAATAAATACTTATTATTATGATATACAACGAAAAAATACAAATGTTATTGGAATCTTTAGACGGCAAGTTAAGGATTTTGCAAAATGGAATTACTGGTGCACAAACGATGTCACCATCAGAAGCTCATACTACTTTAGAAGATGCAAGAAAGGTAGTAGAGCGTATTTCCGAATTAACAAGAATAAATAGATAAATGAATTGGCTTAAATATTTAGTCGGATTTTCTGCACTAATTATAGCCGGTTGTGCAGCGTTCTTTTCGGTTACCGGATTGGGTGTTCTATTTAGTGGAGCATCAACCGCAGTAATGGTAATGGCCGGTGCTTTGGAGTTTGCTAAATTAGTAGCAGCGACTTACCTAAAACAAATGTGGGGTGAAATTAAGGGATTTAATAAGTGGTATTTAGTTTCTGCAGTTGCATTACTAATGTTAATCACATCCGCAGGTATATTTGGTTACCTATCAAACGCCTTTCAGGCACAATCACTTAAACTACAACAGGTAGATAGGCAAATTATGGTACACTCTACCAAAATCGACCAAAATACTACTCAAATTACACAATTATCAACACAAATTAGTGAATTTAACAAAAATCAAGGTAAAATCATTGATGGTGGTAAGGTAAATTCTCGTCTTTTACGCTCAATAGACAATAGAGACAAAGAAATTGCTAAAATTAACAAAAAAATTAGTGATTTGCAAGACCAAACAGCTAAAGAGAACGAAAAAATCAATGAAATTAAGACTTCTAACATAGATTTGGAAAAAGAGGTGGGTGGTTTTAGGTTTGTAGCAGAAGCATTCGGTATAGAATTGAAAAATGTAGTGAAATTCTTCATATTTTTGATTGTAATCGTATTTGACCCATTAGCAGTAGCTCTAATTATTGCATTCAATGGTTTAATCGATGTTAAAAAGAAAAAAAGAGAAGATATTTTAGGTGAAATGATTGAAAATAATCAAAAAATGGGGTTATATGAGGTTTACGGAGATGATATTATTAACGAAAACAAAGAAAATGAGACTAACAAAAAAGAAGAAGATACAAATGTTGAATCTACTGATGTTGTGGTTGATGGTGCACCTACTTCTGAAATTATAGAAGAACGAATACATTTAACTTGGGAAGAACATATGCATCCAGATTTTCCATGGCAAAAGAGAAATTTGTGGATAAATAACCCAAAGGCGGTTAATTATTGGTTAAAATCAAAAGGTGGAACAGTTAGAGAGTTGGTAAAAATTAAAAATGAGGAAGAAAATACCAAAACTTATTAATTATTTGGTATTGTAAAATTATTTTCGTATATTACAAATATGAAAAAATACGCATTATTTATAGGAAGATGGCAAACGTGGCATAAAGGTCATGAGTGGTTAATCAATCAACAATTAGAAAAAGGAAAGAATTGTTGGGTAGCAATTAGAGATGTCTCACAGGATGAGAACAATCCAAAATCAGCACAAGACGTTTTAAAAGAATTACAACAAGAACCATTTTTTACAAACAATTGGGATAAGATTATGATATCAATTATTCCAGATATTGAGAGTGTAAATTATGGTAGAGGTGTAGGTTATGATGTAATCTATCACGAACCACCAAAAGAAATAGAACAAATTAGTGGAACAGCAATTAGAAAAAAATACATTGACTCAAATGGTGATGTAATTGTTTACAATATAGATAACGAAGATGATAGTAGAGCGTAAGAGGCACATTGCTAAAACCATATCATATCGTATTTTAAGTACCATAATTGGTTTCTTATTAATGTGGTTGATAAGTGGTTCAATTAAAGTTGGAGCGGCATTTGGGGTAGCAGAATTGATTTACAAACCCATTCAATACTATATTCACGAAAGAGTTTGGTATAAGTGGATAAAATATGGATTAAAAAAATAAAATATGAAATTAATAGTTGACAAAGGTTCAAACGGACTAACAACAAAAGAGTTTACGGAGTATCTAAAAACCCCATGCCTTAAAACAGAATTCAAACAATATGAAGCGGATATGTTAAGAAAACAATTAGAACAAGGACTAACCGATTATCCTGGATTGGGAATATCAGCAACTCAATTAGGAATTAAGAAAAGAGCTTGTTTAATTAAATTTGGTGATGAAGAATTATTTTTAGTTAACCCAATAATTAAAGAAAAATCAAAAGAAGGATTTTTATTCTTTGAAGGTTGTTTATCGATTCCATCAACACTTACAAAACCAATTAGAACTATCCGTGCTTCTAAAGTTATTATACAAACCGATAATTTAGGGGAGTTAACATTTGAAATTAATCCAGATGGTGATGAACAAAATAAGTCTATATCCAAAGAAACAATGATGACGGTCATAGTTCAACACGAAATAGACCATTTAGATGGATTTACAATTAAAGATAGAGTTTACAATACACAGGTAGTAAAAAAAGTAGACTTTGGTAGAAATGAAAAGATTGTAATGAAATCAAAAGAAGGTGAAATGGTCGAAGTTAAATTCAAAAATGCAAATAAATTATTTTTACAAGGATACGAAATAGTTTAATATGATATATACAATACTTACATTACTTATAATTACATTACTATATGTAGTTTATAATCTTCTTCAAAAATTAGAAAAATATGAAGATACATACGAAGAAACACAAAAATTTATACAAACCGAAATTGAAAGAAACGAATCATTACTGGAAGCATTAAGATTGATAGATAGTCGTCAAATGTTTGAGAAGGACGATGAGGTAGGTTCTATATTTTATCAAATAAAAGAAACCATCGAAAAATTCAAAACACAACAAAATGCCAATTAGAAAAAAAAGAGGCCCCAATCGTCAATACTTTACAAAAGATACGGAAGATGCTATAATCGAATATAATCTAACCGATGACCAATATATAAAAGATAAATTATATAAAGAAAGAATTGCAGCTGCATTTGACAAACTTGCAGAGATAGTTTATAATAAATGGAAATTTACTTATTTTGATGATGACCCAAAAGATGTAATGGCAGAGGTTGTCACATTTATGATTGAAAAAATTCATATGTATAAAGCTGGAAAGGGTAAAGCATTTTCTTATTTTACTATTGTTGCAAGAAATTATCTTATTTTAAATAATAATGCAAATTACAAAAGATATAAAGATACAGATATAATGTCTGGTTTACCTGAATCGTTTGATACTGAAAATAATTTTAGAGACGAAGAACGAAACGATGAATTTAGAACCTTTAATGTCAGGATGTTACAATATTGGGATAAACATTTAGAAAACTATTTCCCAAAGAAAAGAGATTTACAGATTGCAGATTCAGTATTAGAATTATTTAGAAGAGCAAATTATATAGAAAACTTTAATAAAAAATCATTATATTTACTTATTAGAGAAATGACGGGCCACCCTACACATTATATAACTAAAGTTGTAAACAAAATGAAAGATAGACAAATGGAATTATATAATGAATTTGACAAATATGGTGATATAAAAATTTAAAGATGATACAATTAGGTTTATCAGCATTTTACCATGATTCCGCTGCAGCATTAGTTATTGATGGTAAAGTAATATGTGCAATTGAAGAAGAAAAACTATCCGGCGAAAAGCATGATAGTTCTTTTCCGTTTAAGGCAATTCAATGGTGTTTAGAATACACAAAGATAACAATTGATGAAATTGATATGGTTTGTTGGTATGAAAGTCCAAACGATAAATTCGAAAGAGTTAGAGAAACAATTGGTAAGTGGGGTGGTTTAAGATATCCAATGAAATGGAGACAATTCTTAAAAAGATGGAATCAATCGGAAGGTAATTTAAAAGGAATATTAAAATCAATTGGATATGAAGGAGAAATTTTATATTCACTACACCATCACTCACATTTGGCACTATCTTACTATACATCACCATTTGATAAAGCAATAGGTTTGTCAATTGACGGAGTTGGTGAGTCGCATACTATATATTCAGCGATGTGTGATGAGAAGGGATTTCACAAAATACAAACCCTACACTTTCCACATTCATTAGGATTAATTTATTCAGCATTTACTGCTTATTTAGGATTCAAACCAAATGAAGGTGAATATAAAGTAATGGGACTTGCACCATATGGTGACAATCAAAAATATAATAACATATTTGATAAAATTGTTACTACCGGTGGTGAAATCGACATCGTAAAGATGGACATGTCTTACTTTACATGGCATACATCGGATAATGATATGTTTAATCAAAAACTCATTGATTTAATTGGATTTCCTCCACGATTTAAAGACGAACCAATCGAACAACATCATAAAGACTTAGCTGCATCATTACAACAATGGTATGAAGGTGCATTATATTTTATTATCAATAGAATTACTAATATTTGGGAATGTGAAAATTTAGTATTAGGTGGCGGGTGTGCATATAACGGAACTGCTAATGGTAAAATTAAAAAACATACAAATATCAAAAATGTTTGGATTCCATTCGCACCATCGGATAGTGGTTCTGCAATTGGTGCATGTTTATATCATTATCATCAAACATTCGGTAATCCAAAAGTAAAAGGTGGTGATAATCAATCTCCATATTTGGGTGAAGAATGGAGTAGTCCTGAATTACTTAAAATTATATTACAAAACAATAGAAGTAAAGTTATAATGCATGATACCCAACAGACATTGTGTAAAGAGGTTGCAAAAATAATTGAAGAAGGTAATATAGTGGGTTGGTTTCAAGGTAGAACCGAATTTGGTGCAAGAGCATTAGGTAATCGTTCTATATTAGGTAATCCACATTTATCCGACATTAGAGATAGAATTAATAAGGTAGTCAAAAAGAGAGAGATGTTTAGACCATTTGCTCCATCGGTAACAATTGAAGATTATCAAAAGTATTTCGTATCAGAAGAAGATGTTCCTTATATGAATCAGGTTGTCAAAGTTAAAAAGAATGTAAACATTCCGTCAGTAACCCATGTTGACAATTCTGCAAGGATACAGACACTTAAAAGAGAAGATAACCCACTTTACTATGACTTATTAAAGGAGTTCGAAAAACTAACAGGAACACCGATTCTATTGAATACATCGTTTAACCTAAAAGACCACACAATGACAAATGACCCACAAAAAGCAATTTGGACATTTAATAATTGTGATATGGATTATTTAGTTTTGGGTAAGTTTTTAATAAGTAAATAATTATTAGTACATAAACATATAAAATGGCAAACGAATTTCAATTATTTGATGGTAAAAATTTATCATCATTATTTAAAGATATATACGAAAATCAGTTAAACAAAAAGAAAAACATTTCCGAGTTGATTGAATCCCTTCGTAAACTAATTAAAAATGTAGGAGAAGCAACTGTGATTGCACCTATCATAAAAGATTTAATTGAGGTGTCGGTTAAAAACGATGACCACTTAATTAAACTTGCAACAATTGCACAAAGATTAGCAGCTGCAGAAGCTAAAGGTATTGGAGAAGATGGTTGGTTAAGTGAACATGAAAAAGAACAATTACTTGCAGATATGGAAGATACTATCAATGCAGTTGAAGAAAAATCAAAAGAAAGAATGGGTGATTTACAAATTGAAATTGAAGAAATTAAAACTAAATTATAATGATTGGTGAAACTTATTTGGCAACCGTATATAGAGTTTATACCGAATCTGATAAATCTATAAAAAATGATTTAGATAAAAAATTAGTACCGGTATATAACGATAATAATGACTTTGCGGATACCGATGTTAGATTTTTAGGTGCAATAGAATATAGAAGAGAAAGTTTTATCAATAAAGAAGACTATGCATTTCCATTTGACAAAAATAATATAACATATCCACTAATAGGTGAAACTGTATTAATATTAAACATTGGAAATTCACATTATTGGTTACCATACTCAGCAACACAATATCCAAATTTTAGAGAATCGTTATTAGTTTCGGAAGTTGGTAGAGAGAAAAATGTATCTACTGGAAATTCCGAAAGTAAAAACAAAAACTATACGGAAACTAAAACAGGTTCCACAGGACAAACAGGAACACCTAAAAAATCAGATGAGAAACGATATAAAGTAAATGAAAAGATTAAATTCTTAAAACCAAGAAGTGGAGATACTATAATAAGTGGTAGAGTTGGTAATACGATTAGATTTAGTGAATTCTTTTTAACGGAAGATGGTAAAACATCATCTCCTGGTATTTTTATAAGAAATAAACAAAATCCACAACTTGATAATTCAAAAATAGGAACGATAATAGATGAAGATATCAATAGTGATGGTACATCCGTATATTTCACATCTAATAAAATTAAAGTACCATTTAAGGAAAGTATAAATAAAACTAAGGTAGCTTTCAAAGAATATCCTAATTCGGAAAAATTAACAGGTAATCAATTGTTCGTAAATTCGGACAGAGTAATTCTTTCTGCAAAAGCATCGGAGTTTATTATATTTGGTAAAGGAAATACCGGTGTAATAACCGATGGTAATTATTCAATAGATGCCGAAAAGGAAGTTTATATACACAATAGACAAAATATAACAATACATTCCGAAGGAGCTAATCAAATATTCCTTAATTCGGAAAATGGTAAAATATTTTTAGGTAAGAATACTGGTGCAGGGGATGCAGGAGCAGATGTACAAAAAATGGTATTAGGTGGTGAGTTGATTAAATTACTTAGTGAATTGATTGATGCAATAAACAGACAAATATACGCAACACCCGTAGGGCCTACGTTTCAAGGCCCTTCTAATAGATTTGAGTTTGATGTAATTAAGTCCAAATTAAGGGATATGTTATCGTCTAATAATTTCTTAAGTAAGTAATATGTCTTGGTTAATATTTAAAAAAAATATTTTAGAATCAATGATTACCGGCCGGTTTGCTGCTGATACTGAAGGATTTGCTGATTTCTATGCCAATGAGTATGACCAATGTATAAAGAGAGGTGGTGATAACATATATGGAGTTCCTGTTGTTAATGGTAATGTAAAAGGTATGTCCGATGTTATCAAAAATGCAATGAAAAAAGGACAAGAAAGTGATGGAGATAATTTTAATATATTAGAGGAAATCTATCCGGCAGCGTTTGATGCATATTGGTTGGGAAGTGAAATGGCACCAATACCAAATCCAATATTAAAACCATTGGGGTGGGCATCGACCTTACCTGCACCTGGTACGATTCAAAACTTAGGGCCAAGTCCCACGTCACTTGCAATTTCGGCAGCAAAAAATAAAGCAGAAGTTGAAGCTTTAAAAATATTAGAGGAAGAACTTAAAAAACAATCAGTTACCATTCCAGGTATTCCACCACTACCACCTATTACAATTCCACTATATGAAACTGCAATGAAAATAATAAACAAAGAAGTAGTTGCACCTGATATCAAAAATAACCCAATAGTTAAAAGTGCAATTGAAATAATAAAAAAGTTAAAAGAGGCCAAAAAGAAAAAACCGGCAATTGGCACTCAAATTAAAAAAGCTATAAAGTTTCCATTTCCAAAATTACCAAATAAAAAGAAATTAATAGAAGAAGCTAAAGAAAAATTAATAGAACAGGCAGTTGAAGAAATAAAAAAACAAATAATACCACCGATTGAAGAAATCATATTACAACCATTTGTTGTTCCAATAGTTAATGCAATTGAACTTGCAAAGAATACCATACCAAAACCATTACCTACTAAGGAGGAGGTTATAAAGTATGTTAAGGATACTGCGGAGGGTTTGATACCTGTTATAGATTTGTCTTTATATATTTCTATTCCAAAAATTCCAAATATAAGAGAAATTAAAAAACAAATAGAAGAAAAAATACCAACTGAGGAGGAATTAAGAGATTTGGCTTTACAACTTATATTAGATAGATTACCAGTCATACCCAATATATGGTTTACATTACCAACTTATCTTTTCTCATATCCAACCAATGCATTTGCAGACCCATTTATAAATTTAGCTAAGTTTCATTTAATGGGGACATCGGGTAATATGTCAGTATTGGCACAATATACTCCACCAGCTCCACCGGCCCCTGCAATATTAAATTGGACTGGATATAAAGTTATTGGATAAATTATTAAATCAAATATTTATTACTAAAACATATACAAAAGAATCACTATGAAATCAGAAATTTTATTAACTTTAATTAAAGAAGTTGTTAAAAACGAAGTTAAACAACAAGTCAAAGAAGAATTGGCAAAATTGATTAAATCTGGTGCAGTTACATTGAACTCACAAAAGAAACCATCTACTCCATCATTGAGAGAGATGACAGAAGTTACTCCCACACAGGTTAAAAGACAACAACCCGTGCAACAACCACAAAGACCTCAAATCAAAAAGGAATTTACAAAAGACCCAATGATAAATGAGATTTTGAATATGACTCAACCATTTACTTCTGAACAAAGAAAAGAAAGTGCACAAGCCGTTGGAAGTGTATTGGATATGATTAAACCAGAATTAAGAGTTGATGAAAGTGAATGGGAAACAATGGATTTTAGAGAGGTAAATGTACCATCTAATGTTCCAAATTTTGAATCAACCGGTGATGGTTTACAAGATGCTACAATAAAAGCATTGACTAGAAATTATTCAGAATTAGTTAAAAGATTTTAATAAATGGCAATAGAGTTAGGTAGAATTAATGTAAATGATTTAGCGGAAAATAATTATAAATCATTAGGGGTTGGTTTCGGTAGAAAATCCAATTCTAATGGTATATTTGCCGTTAATTACACTACTCTAACACAGGCAAAAGATAATTTAGTAAATTTAATACTAACTAAAAAGGGTGAAAGAGAAATGCAACCTGACTTTGGTTGTGATATTCATAATTTAATCTTTGAACAAATTGTAGAAGAATCTGTTGCAACTGATATTGAAAATTCTATATTAGATGCAGTAAATATTTGGTTACCTTATATAAATGTAGATAATATAATATTTGATTATGATGAAAATGATATAGATGCAAATAGAATTACTTTAGAAGTAAAATTTTCATTAAAGTCAAATCCATCATTAACCGAAACACTAAATGTTAGTATAAATAATTAATAAATGGCTATTAAACCTGTTAAGAAAAGTTGGGGAAGTGAAAAAAATATAAATTATTTAGGTAAAGATTTTAATACTTTAAAACAAAACCTAATTGATTATACTAAAACATATTTTCCAAACACATATTCCGATTTCAATGAAGCATCACCTGGTATGGTGTTTTTGGAACAAGCTGCTGTTATAGGAGATGTATTATCTTTCTATCAAGATGTTCAATTAAAAGAATCAATGTTGGCAAATGCAACGGAAAGAAAAAATGTTGTTGCATTAGCACAAACAATGGGATATAAACCAAAAACATCATCTCCTGCAGTAACGACATTGACGTTATATCAATTGATTCCGTCTAAAAACTCAGGTTCAACTGTTATTCCAGACGAAAGTTATTGTTTAAGAATAAAAGATGGAATGGAAGTTGCATCTACCTCCAATTCAAATATAGTATTTAGAACAACGGATTCTTTGGATTTTTCAAATACAAATGATAGAGAAATTGATGTGTTTGAAAGAGACGCAACCGGTAATCCAACTTTTTACCTATTAACAAAAAGAATTAAAGCAATATCTGCACAAGAAGTAACTACTACTAAGACATTTGGTGATTCAACGGATTATCCTACAACAACATTGAGTGATACTAATATAATTGGTATAACATCGGTTGCAGACGAAAATAATTTAAAATATTACGAAGTACCTTATTTAGCACAAGAAAGTATTTTTGTTGAAAAACCAAATATTGAATCAAATAGTGAGTTCTTTACATCATCCTCAGTTGTACCATATATTTTAGAAGTACAAAAAGTACCTCGTAGATTTTCCGTTAAGGTAAATTCGGACAATACATTGGATTTAGAATTTGGAAGTGGTGATGTTACAATGAATGATGAAATCATTTTACCAAATCCAAAAAATGTAGGATTAGGATTAGCTAATTCTATTCAAAGATTAAATCAAGGTATAGACCCATCTAATTTTTTAAAAACAAACACATTTGGAATTGCACCAGTAAATAAAACATTAACTATAAAATATTTAGTCGGTGGTGGTGTAGAATCTAATATAAATACGGGTGACTTAACTAGTATTTCTAGAATAGAATATGATGAAGATTTATTGGCAGTTGACAATGAAGTTTTATATAACTCAATGAAACAATCTGTTGCAGTTGAGAACTTAGAACCTGCAGCTGGTGGTAGAGGTGTGGAAACAATAGAGGAAATTAGACAAAATGCATTAGCAACTTTTGGTTCTCAAAATAGAGCAGTTACCAGAGAGGATTATATAGTAAGAGCATTATCGATGCCTGAAAGATATGGTAGTGTAACTAAAGCATATGTAAGTGCAGATGGTGAAATTGACAATAATAGTCCTTCATCTATCCTTGCCAATCCTAAAAATATAGCTGAGTTTGTAAATTTAGTAGATAGTCTTAAAGATAGTAGTAGAGAAAATATTCAAAAAGAATTGGTTAAATACCTTACACAAAAGAAAACATCAATTTCGGAAGTAAATAATCCGTTTGCAATCAATCTATACATCTTAGGGTATGATTCTAATAAAAAATTAACCAACTTAAATAGAGCGGTTAAAGAAAACTTAAAAACTTATATTTCCGAATATAGAATGTTAACCGATGGTGTTAATATCATAGATGGTTTTATTATAAACATAGGAATAGATTTTGAAATAATTTGTTATTCAAACTATAATAAAAGAGAAGTATTGACCAATTGTTTAACCGAATTACAAGAATATTTTAATATAGATAATTGGACATTTAATAAACCAATAAACATTTC